CTTGCCCAAAGAACGGGTCAATACAGGTCAATCAATGCCATTGAGATCTATGAGAATCAATATCAAGGATTCAACGCACTAACTGAAGAGATAGATGCAGACTTCTCAGTTGAGGGAAAAGGAAATGTTGTCGGCTATGCTGCATACTTCGAGCTACTGAACGGATTCAAAAAGACCGTTTTCTGGAGCAAGGACAAGGTAGAGCAACACGCAAAGAGATTCAGCAAGAGTTTCGGAAATGGGCCGTGGCAAACAGACTTTGACGCAATGGCCAAAAAGACAGTCTTGAAACATACGCTTTCAAATTGGGGAATCCTTTCGATTGAAATGCAGACTGCACAATTGGCTGACCAGGCGGTTATTCCCGAAGATGGAAAATATCAGTATGTAGACAACGTCATTGATATTGATGCGAATAACGCAGAAGAGGAAACTGCAAGAGTTGTTAAATTCCTTGAGAAAGTGAAATCAATTGACGATCTTGATATACTCGAAGATTCGCTCTCTGGAGAGGAAATCACAGAAGACGCGCAAAAAGCGATTGACGCAAAAAGAGAGGCACTAACAGCTAAACCATAAAGACCATGAAATCAAGGACAGACTTCACAGACTACAAATTCAGATGCTCATCAATAGGAAAGTTGATGACAGGAGTTAAACCATCAATAACTGAAAAGCAATCAGAGCTGCTTGAGACTCTTCTTGCAAAGCAGAGAGGCGGAAACATCACAGACAAACAGTTGATCACTTTGGGTCAACTGATTGAGAAGAGAGACCAACGTCCTGAGTTATCTCAAACGACCAAGAACTATTTGGAGCAACTTCACAAAGAGGAGGTTTTCGGAAAACGTGAGGAGCTGCGTTCAAAGTATCTGGACAAAGGAATCCAAGTTGAGGAGCATTCTATATCTCTTTACTCTGACCTAACAGATACGCTATTCATCAAGAACAAGGAGAGAAGGTCAAACGCTTTCATAACGGGAGAGCCTGACAACACTCAAGGTAAGATTCGAGACATCAAAAGCTCCTGGAGTCTGTCAACATTCCCAATGCACGATGACCGATTGACCAATATTGACTATTGGTGGCAGTTGCAAGGCTACATGGAACTGTTTGACCTTGAAGAAAGTGAGCTTATCTATTGTCTTGTTGATACTCCAGAGGAGTTGATCAATGATGAGATGAGGAGAACAGGTTGGAAACTTGGATTCACAGCCGACATTCCTGACGATTTAGAAGCAGAGATCAGACGCAACATGACATTCTCAGACATTCCTGCTCCATTGAGAGTCAAAGTGTTCAAAGTAGAGCGTGACAGACTTGCAATGCGTCAACTTGAGGAACAGGTGATCAGATGCAGAACATACTTGAACAACCTTTCCGTTAAATTAGGCGGATACATCCAAGAGGCTGACTTTGAATGATTAGAGCAGCACGTACAGATGCGAATCAATCAGAAATTGTAGCAGCCTTGCGGAAACGTGGGGCTGTTTGCATTATAACAAGTCAACTAAAGAACGCCTTTGATGTGTTGGTGTGCTTCAATGGTAAGATTCACATCGTGGAAATAAAGGACGGCAATAAGCCTAAGAGCGCACGTAAGCTAACGGAAGGTGAGTTGAGGTGTAAGTCGTTAGTTGAAGGGGTTAGATGCTCTTACAATGTAATTTATTCAGTCGAAGAAGCGTTGGAATTGATTGGTGTTTGAACTTAAAACGAAAAATAATTGCACTTTTTGTGTACGTATTTGTAATTGGTACGAAATTATATATACATTTGTCAAGCAATAAGGCAATAACAACAAAACTTTCAAGCCATGAAATACGATTTCACATCACTTCCAAAGACCAGAGCAGAGGTAACAGATTGGTATAATTACGTTTCTGTTCCTTGCATTACTGAGGGTCATGCCAATTTAAGAATAGTTGACCAAGAGCAAGGAGCGAAATACCTGCAAGACAGATCAGCAAAGTTTCCAACTGAGCAAGACTTCCAAAATTGGAGAGATAAGTACTCGAAAGCAGTAGCATCATTCTGCAACCAATATTCAGCTTAATCAATAACACCAAAAATCAATAGACAAATGAAAACAGTAGCAGTAAAATTCAGAAACACCATCTTTGACATCACTCACGATGATGGTATCATTGACTCAATTGTTTACAACGGCCAAGAGGTTAAAGGATTGATGTTCGACATGGGATTTCTAGGAGACCTGACAACGGCTCTCCTGGAAACAATCGCGTCTGATGAGATGGATGCGGCTCAATATGCAGTTGAATCACAAACAGTTTAATTCTTAGGCCATGAAACAGACAGCGATTTCATTTCACAACACAACGGATCTGCAAGGTTCAGAACTTCAAGAGGCAACGTCTAAGGCATTAACTCAGGATGAGGAGGTGCTTCGGTTGTTCAAGGTATTCGACAAGCTCACGTTGACTCCAGAGCGCATTCACAAGCATCTTCAAGATACTCAACCGAAAAAGTATCGTAATGTTCCTCTCACTTCAATCAGAAGAGCTTTCTCAAATCTCAAGAAACGCGGATTGATTGATAAGACTGACGCGATGGTTCGCGGTAATTATGGGATGAAGGTCAACTCTTGGAAACTTGTTGACTGATAGATAACTCGGATTCTAAAGGATAATTCGTATATTGCACCATCGCTGATGACAAGGCGGTGAAGTGAAAAATTAAGGCGATGAAAAACATTCAATCATTCGTAACAGGAAGTAACGGTTTCGGTTTAGCCTTAGACCACCGTTCCACGTTGTCCGCGTGGCCTGTTACGCTATTGATTTGAAATGGCAAGACCACCAAGACATAACGTAGATTACTTTCCTCACTACATCTCTGACGGTAAGAAGATGTTTGTGATAGAAGCAAAGTTCGGAAATGACGGATACGCTGTATGGTTTAAGATACTTGAGACCCTTGCCAAAACAGACAATCACTTTATCAACTGCAATGATGAATCTAACTTGATGTTTCTGGCCGCTAAGTGCAGAATAACGGAAGATAGACTTGTTGAGATCATAAACGCAATTGTAAAATTGGGAGAGCTTGATTCGATACTATGGAATCAGTGCAATATAATCTGGTCGGATAAATTCATTGAAAGTGTGCAGGATGCTTACTCGAAAAGGTCAAACGATTGTATTTCAAAAATGCAGCTTTTAACCATGTTGCGGGGTTTAGGGGTGCAATACCCTGACCTAAACGAAGTAAACTCCCCCGTAAACCCTCAAAACTCCCCCGTAAAACCACAAAGTAAAGTAAAGTATAGTATAGTAGAGGAAAGTAAAGGAGAGGAAAGTAAAACGCCTACACTCGAGGAGGTAAAAGATTGTGTCTCTTCAATCATTTTTGAAAAGGGTATTTCACATGATAAGTTCCCAATTGATGAACTATCAGAAAAATTCTGGAACAACTACGAAACGAAAGGTTGGCAGATCAACGGCCAACAAATGGTAAAGTGGAAACCCAAAGCGGTTGACTGGGTAAACGAACACATCAAAGACCCGACAAGATTACTTGGGAAAAATCACGGAACAGTCTCTGCCCAAGAAGCAGAAGAAATGGATATAGCAATTCTAAAACACATGAGAGATGTACAATCTGAAATCTACAATAATCAGCCTTCCGAAAATAATCGGATGCGAAGAATTTCCTAAATCAGAACACGGCAACCTACTCGTTGAGGACATTCAAAATTTCATCAACAAACAGTATCGGTTCAACGGTCAACAGGTGTCGGAAGCCTTCGACATGGCGGCAACTCATTCATTGTTCCTGGACGGAAAGAGAATCAATCCTTCGACCTTTGGAAAGTATCTGAGCAGAGCTTCAGTTGGTCAAGTGCTTACAGCATACAAGGAGGCAAAGAGAGATTCTAACGCAAGACCAAGCGGATACAATCAGAAGCAGCTACCTGAGTATAAGACCAAGAACATCACTCCAGAGGAGTCATGGGATCTGATGCTCAAATTCATCAAAGAAGATGGAGGACTTCCATTCTCTGCTCCATACATCGGAGTTTACAACTACTTGATTGAAAAAGGATTCATCAAACCGGTTAGAAAAGCAACTGCAAGCGGATTCTCTGCCAACATGGACAGTCCAGAGAGACAACTCGTGGAGCAATATCTGCTCAGAAACATAATCAACGCACCAAAAAACCAAGCAAAATGATAGCCCTAGCAATAGTTTTCACAGCAATCACAATCTCATTTATCATCAAGGATCTACTAACAGACAAAAACCAATAGACATGAAACTGACAACCAAGCAAAAAGACAGAGTAATTGAGATTCTTAAATTCCATCAGACACTCATCGGAGTAGACCGTGAAGAATGCGAAAGGCTCATCATGGCATTATCTGGAAAGAACTTGATCAAGGACAATGACGTTGCAATGGACGAGGTTCTGCAAAAAACAGTTCTTGCAACAGGTGTATCTTTGTCGGACATGATGACTCAAAGCAGGGTGAGAAATGTCGTTATGGCAAGATCATTTGCTATCTTTAAAATCGTTGAGGACGTTTACATGAAAAGCACGAATCTCACATACAACAAAATTGGAGAGCTATTCGGAATCGATCACTCAACAGTCATCCAAGCTCACAGAAGAATCAAGATATGGATTCAAACAGGAGACAGGTTGACAAACATCATCAACGACAATTGGAATCAACTCGGAATCGAACTAGAGGAAAAAGAGGCGGCATGACAATCACAGAATATCTAATTTTGACAGACCCTATCTGGGCGGAAATTCTTAAAGATTGAAAAATGAAAATAACACAGCTTAAAGGAAACCCAACAAACCCGCGTATAATCAAGGACGATAAGTTTAAGAAGCTTGTTGAATCATTGCGTTCGTTTCCCGAGATGATGGAGAAACGCCCGATGGTATGCGTTACAGATGTTGATGGTAAACTATTCCCACTTGGTGGGAATATGCGGTTACGTGCGATTCAAGAGCTTGGAATGAAAGAAGTGCCCGATAGTTGGGTAACGCTTGCAGACGATTGGACGGAAGAGAAGCGCAAGGAGTTCACGATTAAGGATAATGCTTCTTTTGGCGAGTGGGATTGGGATGAATTAGCGAATGAATGGGACGTGAAGCAATTAGAGGATTGGGGTGTGGATGTGCCTAACTTTGACGGAGTTGAATTAGAAGCCGAGGAGGACGATTACGAAGTTCCAGAAGGTGGAGTTGAAACCGATATTGTACTCGGTGATTTGTTTGAGATTGGGGAGCATAGGTTGTTGTGTGGAGATTCGACTGACAGCGATGCGGTGGCAAAGTTGATGAATGGTGATAAAGCGGATATGTGTCATACTGACCCACCATACAACATTGATTACGAAGGGGGTTCTAAAAAACGTGAAAAAATAGCCAACGACAAGTTAGATGACTTCCCGCAATTCTTATATGATGTTTATACCACAATTTCAACTGCATTAAAAAAAGGTGGTGCAATATATGTATGGCATGCATCATCAGAAACACACAATTTCATTCAGCAGTTTCTAAATGCAGGATTTTTGTTTAAGTCTTACATAGTATGGAATAAGAACAATTCAACATTTGGTCGCTCTGATTATCACTGGAAACACGAACCTTGTATTTATGGTTGGTTAGATGGAGCTTCACATAAATGGTATGGGGATAGAAAACAAACAACAGTTTGGGACATTGAGAGACCAAGCCGTTCTGATGAACATCCAACAATGAAGCCAATACCATTATGCAGTAAACCATTGGAAAACTCATCAAAAAAAGGAGATATTGTATTGGATGTGTTTCTAGGTTCAGGCTCAACAATGGTAGCTTCACACCAACTCAACCGCAAGTGCTATGGTATGGAATTAGACCCAAAGTACTGCCAAGTCATAATCGACAGGATGCGTAAACTCGACCCGTCATTGGTGATAAAACGTAATGGTGTAATTTTGCATGAAACAGCCGATTAACAGCCGTGAGTAATAAAAACCCAATACCAAATAACAAGCCATTCAAGAAAGGCCAAAGCGGCAATCCGAAAGGAAGACCGAAGAAGATACCTGAACTTGATAAGTTGCTTGCTGATGTACTTGGAGAAGAGAAGAACGGTTTAACAGCAGCAGAGGCGATATTAAAGGCGTTATTGATGAAAGCCACGAAAGGCGATGTAAGGGCTGCGGAGGTTCTACTTGATAGGGCTTACGGAAAATCTAAACAATCAATCGACCACACAACAAATGGAGAGAGTGTCAACATTCTCTCCTTAGGATCTGGAATTAAACCGGATGAAGCTACTTCCTAAACAGGAACATGCAGTTTATTACCTAAAGGACAAGGAGACAAAAGAAATCCTTTACGGTGGAGCAGCAGGTGGAGGAAAGTCTGCTCTTGGTTGTCTGTGGCTGATTGAGATGTGCCAGACATACAAGGGTTCAAGGTGGTTGATGGGCAGGTCAAAACTGAAAGCACTAAAGGAGACAACTCTAAACACCTTCTTTGAACTTTCTTCAGAACTGAAAATCACAAATCAATTCACGTATAACGCTCAAGCAAACGTTATCAATTGGAACAATGGAAGTCAGATTCTACTTAAAGATTTGTTCCTGTATCCATCAGATCAGAACTTCGACAGTTTAGGGTCTCTTGAAATTTGCGGAGCGTTTATTGACGAATGCAATCAGATAGTTTTTAAGGCATGGCAGATAGTCACATCCAGATGCAGATACAAACTCGAAGAGTTCGGCATAATTCCAAAGGTTCTCGGTAGTTGCAACCCGTCTAAAAATTGGACTTACATGGAGTTTTATGAGCCAAGCAAGACCAAAACAATCAAGAATTACAGGAAGTTCATTCAAGCATTACCAACGGACAACCCACACTTGCCTCAATCATACCTTGATTCACTTCTTAGCCTGGACAGAAATAGTAAGGAACGTTTATACTTTGGGAATTGGGAGTATGACGATGACCCGAACGCGCTCTGCGATTACGACAACATTGTTTCGATATTCAAAAACGACCATGTAAGCGGAGGCGAAAAATACATTACAGCAGACATTGCAAGAATGGGTAGTGATAAGGCTATCATTGGAGTGTGGGAAGGGCTCAATCTTTTTGAGGTTTATTCATTCGATGTAAGTAAAACAACTGACATTCAAACAGCTATTGAAGCCTTAAGGTCAAAGCACCAAATACCAAAAAAGCACGTAGTAGCTGATGAGGATGGAGTTGGAGGTGGAGTGGTTGATAATTGCGGCATTAAGGGTTTTCTTAATGGATCTAAGGCGTTGAAAGATGAGAATTACTTTAATCTACAAGCTCAATGTTGTTACAAGTTAGCTGAAAAGATAAACGAGAACGCTGTCAATATCTCTGCCGATATATCCGGAACACAACAAGACGAGATAATTGAGGAATTGGAGCAGCTAAAGAGTTATGACCTGGACAAAGATGGGAAATTGCGTATTCTGCCAAAGGCAAAGGTCAAAGAAAGTATTGGACGATCTCCAGATTGGAGAGACATGTTGATGATGAGAATGTACTTTGATCTGATTCCTGCTAAAAAGATTCGCGCTCGGACGTTTGGTTGAAAAATATAACTATATTCGTAATTCAAACGAGATATATAGCGAGAGATGAACCTAATCAAAGCGTACGTTATATTCTGCCTATTCTGTTGGGTATTCAACATTGAGAAAGAACAACCGATTGAAGAACCTATTGAAGAGGTGGAGTTTTGGTGCGATTGCGGGGCAGCAATTCGATGGTATGAGGTAATGCTGAGTGATGGATGACAACGTAATACTATGAAATCGTTTTAATGTTTCATAGTAACCGTTGTATAGACTAACACGGTGGAGGGGATTACCGTTGACCAACACCCCAACAATCAAACGCTACTGTGAGACGAATGGCGCAGTTAGCATCAAGCCTCGTTAATTCGGGGCTTTTTTCGTTAACTTTGTAAAACAATTTTGGTGCTATGTATTCAATCATCGTCAACATCAACGGCAAGCCTCATCAGAAGAGGATTCCCCAAGCATGGGAGGACGTACAATGGATTGACTACATCAACGCGCTTCAAGCAGACGGAGACCTTCCATCAGTATTGGAAGCGTTAACAGGTGTTCCGAAGAGGATACTTGAGGCAATGTCTGCAACTGACTTTGAATTTATCGAAACTCAATGCTCATTCTTCTGGACTGAAGAGATAAAGATGCAGAGCCTACCTGTTGACTTTGTGAAGGTTCAGATCGCGTCCGATACATGGCAGAAGTTGATTGATTGTGAGCAGGAGTTCAAGCGGGTTTCTGAGTTACAACTTCCTCAGATCGCAGCAGCTCAATTGATCATCAAGACATACACGAAAAGATACTCGAAAGATGGCTCAATATTGATACATCCAGGAGTTGAGATTTCATCAATGCGTGTTCCGGAGGCTTTGTCTTATTGGGATTTTTTTTTCGGCAGTTCAATGAGTGGTCGGAGCGATGGATTGACCTTTACAACTCAAAAGCAGATGACAACGAAATCGCAGCAGGGATTGAAAAGGTTCAAAGTTTCTCTTGGTTTGCAACACTTGACGCGCTTGCGAAAGGAGACCCTTCAAAGTATGACGAGATACTCAAAATTGAGGCGAACGTCATCTACACAAAGCTACTACTTGATAAGACGAAGGACGAATATTCCGAGAGCCTACGAAAGTATAACGAGTTCGTCCACAAGAACAATCAACCATGAATGATCCAACGGTCAAAGATTACGAATTGATGGAAGCGATTGAGCGCAAAGTGATTTCAAGAATAGGACGCAACGAGACTTGCGCCTGTGGTTCTGGAATCAAGTTCAAGAAGTGCTGCATTTCAAAGAAAGGCAAAGGAGCAAGAGTTGAACGAATCTACCGAGTCAAGCAATGAGTAATCATTTGAAATATTTATTTGCGGAGATTGAATCAATGGACGATGATACTCCATATATGGTGATTTCTGAAGAGCTAAAAGTTTATGGAAAAACTATGTCTGGTGCGTATTGGAAGTTATTCAAATCTGAATATTTACTATTGAATCAATGACATTCTCACAGGTTCTCAACATGGTCAGAGACACGGCAAACGCTGTCAATCCAACAGGCACGTTCATTCATGGCCGAAACTCTGACGCGGCAAACGCTCAAGACCTTCCTTATCCTCGAATCCATCTCTACCCATTCACGCAGGACAGAGATCCTAACGATGATTACAAGCGAACATCAACGCTCCTGTTCTCATTCGTTAAAGCAGACTCAGGAGAACAAGACCAAGAGGAACGTGAATCAATCATTTCAGAAATGGATTCTCTTGTTGACCTATTCATTGAGCAGTTGAAGACCGATTATGAGAATGATGTTGAGTTCACTCAGATACGAACAGAGCCTCAATATCAAATCCTTGAAGGTGTTAGCGGTTATTCTCTTCAGATGATCATCAGAACTCAGGTGTCATGTTGAGTCCATCGGAACAGGTCATATTGAGAAACTTTGCCGAGATGCTAAAGGCAGGTATTCAGAACGCTATCAAGACCAAGAAGGTCACCAAGTTTGGCGCAGTAAACAGCTCTGGAAGGTTACACGATTCTGTTGAGATCAAGTACACGGAGAACGGATTCCAGATACTTGCCAACGATTACATTACGGGGTTGATATGGGGTGTTCGTCCAGGAGAATCAACAGCAACGATTGGAGCAATCAGCAGATGGATTGACGAGAAACCATTGCAATCAAGCATACCGAATGAAACGCTTGCTGCTCTAATTATCCGAAAGCAGATAAAGGAGGGTAATATGGTTTACAGAACTCATAAGGGCGCAAACTCTGGACTATTGGAGGACGCTCTGTCAGATGACAAGTTCGACAACTTCATTGAGTTACTTGCGTCTAAATCAGTTGTCAATTTGACTGATGAAATTGTGAAATCGTTTGACTTGAAATTAGCGTAATGCCGACACTACAAGAACCGTCTCTCTGGAGCAGCATCAATCGACCTGTTGTCTACAAGTATCTCTTTGACTCGTATTACTTCACAGGAGTAATTGACTCAGGAGGCTTTGCGAGAATGGCAATCTCTCCTGCTGACATTGGTAATTTCAGCCTCAATCAACGGGTCAGAATATCATCTGGACATTATGCGGGAAATTGGTCAATCACAGCAATCGGTGCGAATTACATCATTCTGAATACAGCATACATCATCAACACGATTGGAGCTGTTTATCCTTTGAGCAATGTATCCGTTGAACTTTGGGCAGGTTATGACGCAACTCATCCATATTACGCAAACAATCCAGAGCGAAAGATTGCAGACATCATTGGTGTTCCTGCTCTTGAGCCATACGCAGAGATAAACGTGGCAGGGTTTTTAAAGGGCTTATTCAAGAAGATCACACCTCCTGTAATTGGCCCAGACTTCGCAATGTCAACTCCGTTCTTATTGAAGATTGGTGCAACTACCTACACAAAAAGATACGCGCTCAATGGCACGTTTGAAGATCAGGTATTGAACAACCTCAACTCAAATTACGCTATTCTCAACGCTCGGACACCGATACATTTTAAGGACAATCAATGTCTTTATTCTATGATCAGACCAAATACCGACCCAAGAGGAGCGCATATCATCAACATCATTGGAATGAATGGATCTGCAAACTTTGGAGGTCTTGGATTTGATGCAATCGGTTCAACATTTGTAGTCGGATAACATGAGTATATCAAGAACATATCATACGTGGGACATGGGATTCGTATCCGATTCCGTTGAAGAGTGGGACGGTCTGCATTACTATGTATTTGTTGGAACAATTCCGGCATGGTTTACATCTGACCCATTTTACTCAGGCTCAACAGAACAGTATCCAACATTCACGTTTAATCCACCACAAGGAACGGCAGGAGCTTTCAGTTTCGGTGTTCAGAAGTACACGCTTGCGGGAGCATTGGTTGACGTTGGAGTGATTTCAATCAATGTTCAAGCGTTCACTCAAAGCGTATGGAATGTTGACGGATGCTATACTGCGAACATCGTTTGGTTTGATCCATCTGGTGGGTGGGAGTCATACTTGTTCGTTGGCAAGCAGCAGACGTTCCAAGACAAAGGAACTGATTCCACATTTATCAACTCAGACAATGAGAAACGCTTTCAGCGAAAGGACGAAATACATCAAGGAGTGATGATCACAACGGGCAAGATTACAACTGCTCACGCTGATTACATTGGAGACCTGTTCAAATCAATTCAAGCCTATCTATGGACAGCCGACAATGGCTTTGATCCTATCATACTTACATCAAAAGACTTCAAAAGACCGAAGAGTGGAGATGCCTATCTTCAGTATGATGTAGAGTTCCGATATGCTGTTGAGGACATAATTCAAACGCAGTAGATGAATGTTCGTCTGGTCATAGATTACAAGGAATGCCAACTCTCAAAAGAGGAGGTTATCGCTTTGTCATATGGTGTCAATCGATTGACCGACATACAATCTCGTCAAGGTTACTATTCAAACACTTTCAGACTTCCAAAGACACCAACGAACCTAGAGATCTTCGGTTATCCTGACCAACTTAATGCGACAGACACCAAACGATTTCAGAGGCTGACTGCATGGATTGAGTCAGACGGTGTTCAAGTTGTCTATGGTTTCGCTCAACTCCAATCTGTATCTGATGAGCTTGAGGTAGTTGTCAAAGGAGGAAACTCTGATTGGATTGATTTGATGATTGGGAAAACTGTTGATGAAATAGACCTTTCAGATTTAGACCATATTCAGAATTTAGCAAATGTTGTTGCAGCTAGGTTCAACGATTACACAAGCCACTACGTGTATCCTGATATTGACTATGGAATGGTAAAGAACTTGAATGGCTCAATATCTCACTTGATGCTGTTTCCTTCCGTATTTATCAAGACAATCATTGACAGGTCTTTCTCTGAGGCAGGATTGACATTGAATAACGTACTTGATTCTGTCACGTTGTATCAGCAGTTGGTAATGCCGTTCAGCAACGATGAAATGCTACATTCATCTGCATGGGTGACGAAGAAAGGATTCCGAGTTCATGTTCCTGCACATACTATTGATGTTGTTACAGGAGCTGCAACATGGTACGCAGGTATAGACAACGATTCGACAGGTGGTTTCTTTGACAATGACAACCAAATCACTTTGGGAGCGTGGGACAACTCAACTCCATTAGCCGGATACACTCCAAACGAGCCTGTTGACCAAACGTTTACGGCAGTTATTGAGTTTACTGTAACCAATTGGATAAACACGACAAGCGTTCTTGCATTTGGATTTGTCAATGTTGGAGTTTTGGAATCATACGTCAACTATGCACATTCTGACGCGGAAGGTAACGGAACTTTCACAGCAACGATAAGCGCAAGAACAATCACAGAGTTGTTTCAAACGATTGAGGTAGATTCAACATTCGTTGGAGTTACGATTAACTCTGCTGTGATAATTAACGAGGTGACAGATGTCTACATTCGTGGATCTGAATGGAACTTCTCTAAGAATGTTCCTGCAAAGCTCAAGCAGTTAGATGTGATCAAGTACGTGGTCAATGCTTTCTCGTTGATTATCATTCCTGACATGGTTAACAGTACGGTTGACTTTGTTTATTTCGATGACGTTCCGACCAATTCTCCTCAAGATTGGAGCGAGAAAATTGACCTATCAGAAGATGCAACCATCATTCCGAACTATGGAGATTACAAGAGGAATAATGTTCTTGAGTATGACATAGACACAGGAGACTCTTCATTGACCGAATCAAAGGAACTTGGACAGCATACGATTGTCAATAGTCTAAATCCAGAGGGACAGTTCACGATTTATAAAGCTCCTTTCAGTTTGTGCAATCGGGTGTTCACTATGCAGGACACAATGACAAAGGCGTTCATTGATTTGAACACATCAGAATCAAGAGAGGAGGTTATAACGGGGATCAACCTGACAACAGTCACTTTTGCAACTGATACAGACTTTGCCGTTGATGACGAATTACTATTTGCGGATTGCGATGGTAGCCAAGTTATCAACGGAACAACCATCAACGGTCAGATTGTCAAGGTCATAGATAAACCAACGAGCAACACGGTAACAATACTTCCAGGATGCACAGGAACTCCACAAGCTACAACAGGAAGGGCAATCAATATCGGACAGTATTATGAGTTGAACAATCGAAAGCCAAGAATCGGAGTTCATAAGGTTGTTACAGATAGTCCAAGACCAATTCAATTGATTGGGGCAGCTACCGTAACTTCATCAAGTGAGGTTTATTTTGAGGACATTACATGGAGTTCACTTGTCTCTACTTATTGGAACACATTATCAGCAATCATTCAATCCCCTCAGATGGTCAGATGCTTGATGAGACTATCTGCTCTTGATATTCATGGTGCAGATTTCACGAGACCGAAATACTTGAGTCAATTCGGATGCTTGTTCTATCTCTCATACATCGACCAATTCAAAACAAACCAAGTGGACTCAACAGAAGTTGAACTCGTTAGATTACCGTAATGGCAGAAAAAACAATTGTAGTTGACATTGACATCAAAGCAGAGGACATTCGAGCTGCATCTGCTGCAATGGCAGAGGCTCAGAAGCAGTCAGCAGCATATACTCAAGCGTTGAACGACCTAAAGGCGCAACAAAAAGAGGCGAACAAACTTTACAAAGACGGTGCGATTGATGCAACAGAGAACGCTAAACGTCAAGCAGCTCTAAAGATTCAAATGACAGAGGTCTCCAAATCTCTATCTCAATCGAACAAGGAATATGCCAACAACAAAACAGTCGTTGAAGCTGCCAAAGGTTCAAACGAACAACTAAGAGCAAGACTTTCTCTCCTCACAAAAGAGTATAATGGTCTGAGCAAGGAACAGCGAGAGAACAGCGCAACCGGCAAGCAGATGCAAGCCACTATCAAAGGCATTTCTGACAAGCTGAAGGAGAACGAAAAAGCGGTTGGAGACAATAGACGGAATGTAGGTAATTACGAGGAGGCATTGAAAGGTGTTGCGGGACGGATCAATGTAATGGGAGTCAATCTTGGAGGACTAGCATCACAATTGAATACCTACAAAGAAGGTGTTGTGGCATCAGCAGCAGCAACGAAAGCATCAGCAGCAGCAACGGGAGGTCTTTCTGGTGCGATGCAGATTCTAAAGGTGGCATTGATAGCAACAGGAATAGGTGCGTTTGTTGTCGTTCTTGGCTCAATGGTTACGTTCTTAATCCAGACCAAAAGAGGATCAGAACTATTGGCTCAAGGATTGTCTGCTATTGGTGCAACCGTTTCTGTTCTTACTGATAGGATGAGCCAACTCGGAGAAGCATTGACAATGGTATTCTCTGGTGAATTTACAAAAGCAGCAGAGCAAGCAAAAGGAGCTTTCTCAGGCATTACGGAAGAAATAGTCAAGGAAAGCCAAGCAGCAGCAGGACTTGAAAAGCGAATGCAGAAGTTGAGAGATGCTGAGCGAGAGTTATTGGTTGAAGTTTCCAAAAGAAAAGCGGAGGTGGCTGAATTGCAGTTGATAGCAGAGGACGAAACGAATAGCTATGCAGTAAGAGCAGAGGCAATCAAGAAAGCAAATGCAATCCAGGAGGAGAACATGAGATCAGAGCTTGAACTTCAAAAGGAACGAGTAGCAATCATTGCTGCACAGATGGACTTGAGCGAAAACTTGGAGGAGGATGAGCAGAGGTTAGCTGAAGAAAGGGCTAAACTCGGAGAGATTGAGGCGGCCAACATCAAGAAGTTGAGGACTTTGAAAGCCAAAGAGAACAGCATCCGAAAGCAAGAACACGCTGAGTATGTCAAGCAAGAGAATCAGAAGCGAAAACTCACAGAAGACCAGATCAAAGCGGAGCAGGAAAGACTGAAAGCAATTGAACAAGGATATGTTGAGGAGCGCAAGTTGATTGATGAGGCTGCGGAGCTTAAGAAGAATCAAGCAATCACCAACATTGCCAACGCAGAAGAACAAGCAGAAGCGATTCGATACATAGAAAAGCAAGCACTACTTGATAAAATTGCGGTGATTGATGAAGAAACCATTGCAGCAACGGCAGGTGCTGATGCCATAGGTGCGGCAGATGAGGAGAAGTACGCGAAGCAATTAGCAGAAAAGGCAAAGTATGAGGCTCAGATTGCAATGATGGATAGAACTGCAAAAGCTGAAGCGTTCACTCGTCAGGTCAATCTGCTCAACGGAGAGGAACAACTAGAAATGCAATCTGCTGAGTTGTCAATTGATAACGCTGAACAATTAGAGGCTGAGAAATAC